ACCGTGTCCCAGAAGAACCGCTTTTGATGTCGGGAGCGAATGTCATTGACAACCACATGCCCCTCGTCATACCCCCACATAATTTCAGAAACCGAGAACCCTTTCCCGATAGCATCGAGAAGGTCGGTCATGACATCCTCGAGACTCTCAAGGCTGCCGATCTGCGACTCAATAAAGTCGGCGATCTCTTTGTCCCTTGGGTCGTCGCTGTCAAATGGAATGATCTCGAAGTCGAGACCCGTGACAGCGTTCTTTCTGGTTTGAAGCTGCGAAAAGAGGTGAGGGTCTTTCTCCTCGATCTCTTCAAATAGCTCCATTTGTCGGAGCACGTCCCCGGCGTCAGCTTCTCGGAATATCTCCGCGAGCTTCTGCGGGGTCAATCCGTTCGATGGATACTCGCTATACTTGTCTGTGACCTGGGCGACGGCGAGCTCGTTCGTCTCGGGTCTTCGCAGAGGCGGAGCCTGGGGGCTTCGCTGCTGCTGTTGCTTTTTGTTTTTGTTCTTTGCCATATTGCCCCACCTCCTTAGTAGGCCCCACGCTTAAAGTCCAAAGCGCGGGCGATAACTGAGCGGTACTCGGTCTTCCTGCCGATCTTGCAGTCAAGCGCAAGCTTGACCACCATTTGCAAACCGTCCGGGCCGTCGTCATTCTTGCCCATTGGGTACTCGGTCATCTGCTTATAGAGTGTCTTGTGCTTCTTCGAGAACTTGATGTACCCGTTTTTTACAAACGGCTGCAAGCTCTGGATGCGGGCGTCTTTGTTCTGGGTGCTGTTGATCTCTACGATAGGTAGATACTCGCCCGCCTCCGCTGAACGCTGACGCATAATCTCTGCGAAGTAGTATTGAAACTGAACTGTCTCGACGCCGAACTGGTAGTATGGTCTCTTAAATTCTCGCTTAAGTCGGCGACTTGCTTCGAGTGCGTCGTCGATGATCTTGTCGGGCTTACGCTTCTCTATGTCTGCAATGAGGATATAGAGGAAGCCCGTCTGTGTGTCCTTGGCAAGTGCGAAGATGGAGCTTGTGTCCGACTTCTTATTCTTGCCGAGAGACGGGTCGTTCGCGCCGAAGAACAGGAAGCGAGGGTCGGAGAAGTCCGGGGTTGTCTTTCCGTCGTCATCGTAGAAGTCAAACCATTCCTCTTGGAAGGTGCAGCTCTCCGGGTCGATCGGGTCGTTCTGGATTTCACTGTTAAAGCTCGCCTCGCCCTCAGAGATACGAATAACCATGAGGTCGTAATAGGAGAGCTTCTCTTCCCAGAGAACGGCGGTTCCTTCAAGCATTTCCTCCCGGTTGGCGTCGAAGAACGCTTTCCCGTCCTCCTGTCGCTCCTCGTTGGATAGGTCTGTAAAGATGCGTTCCCATGCGTCCCATAGCTCCGTGTTGGATGCGAAGCTGATAACGCCTCGGTATACCGCTGTCTTATAGCTTGGGTTCTTCGCGACGTTGGCAAGCAGCGCGTCGAAGTGGAGCAGCGTTCCAATATAGACAATGTCGGTGTAGGTGTCGCCACACTTTGACACTGCTTTATAGAACCAGTTCCGAAGCTTCTTTCTCTGGTCTGGTGTGTTGACGTTCTCATCATTTTCCAGATCGTCACAGACAATCAGATCGGGACGCCATTGCTTGTGGCGTCTACCACGGATTTTCTTCCCGGAGCCGATCGCTTCGATCTTGACTCCGTTCGCCAGTAGGATGACCGAAGCCTTCCATACCTTGCCCTCAAGCTCGCCAAAGTCTTCCTTGAGTGCTGCGTTCTCTTCGAGCTCCGTTTTGATGTCGGCGAGGAAGCCCTCGGCCTGTTCGGAGCTGTCCGATAAAATAAGAATGTAATGCTTGTAGGCGTACACGGCGGCGTGTAGGTCGTCCTTGAAGGTGAAGGTCGTACTCTTCGCATGACCACGGGGAGCCTCGATTGCTCGGCGGCATCCGTCGGCTCTGTTGATTTCCTTCGAGAACTCTGTAGGGTCGAGGCCCTTCATGACTCCCTCTCTCCAAATGCGATCGAGTTCGCCATGAAATGCCGGGGACTTTCTCACGAAGTAGTGAGCAAGGTAAGCTCGCCCGAAGTATTCAAGGTCAATCGCCCCGAGCTTCCGGCGTAACCCCTTCGGCCCGGTCAGTTCCTTCCCGGCCTTGTACGCCCGGAGAAGCTGCGCCCGACGTTCGGGGAAGTTGTCGCCCTGGGTGACATACTGCTCAAAGAGTTCTTTCTGATACTCACGGTTGGCGACCGCCTCACGGTCTTCCGGCTCGTTGAGCTTTTCGAGGTATTCCTCAAGATCAATCTTCGCCATCCGTGACCACCTTCTCCCTTGCGCGAGCCAATACGTCGCTGAGGTCTCCCGCGAGTTCCGGGTGCTGCTTGATCGCCGCCATGAGCTCGACTTCCATCTGGTCAAAAGCGATCTCCGCTTTCTTCTTCATGTCCTGCCGCACTCGTTTCTCATAGGTTGCATTACGAGCAAGAGAGGCAATCAGACGCCCGGCCTTGTCAAGTGGCATCTCATTGAAGTCGTCTTCCGCTGTGCTTACGCGCTGCATGAGTCCGTCCATGAGAACCATTGACGCCGCCTTCGTATAGTCGAGATCGGGGTGCGACTCGACTGCCTGGGCGATCGCTTGAGTACGCTGTAAGGTCTCGGCTACGCGCTGCGCTGCCTGGTTTGAGCGGATAGCATAGCGACCGATCGCGCTCTTGCTGATCTCATAGCCCTCGGTTTTGAGCCATGCCGCGAGCTCTTCGTATGTGTTAGAGGTGTCCGTCAGCCTTGCGTCGAGCTGCCCCTTAATATCATCCGGGAGCTTGTCGACCGTGGAGCTGACTCGCGTCCTGCGTCTTTCCTTAGACATCGACGCCGGGGTCGTCGATCGTGCTTTCTACAAGGTCGACGCCTTTCCTCGTAAGCTTGATGACAGCGTCTCGACGATAGGCGTTGTAGGCGTTCGCCGTGCGCCCGGTGAAGGCGATATAGCCCGCCTCCTCCAAATACTCGAGGTGCTTCGAGATGTCCGGGGAGATGATAAGGCCGTCGCCGACAAGGGCGTTCGTGATCTGCCGAACGAGGAGCGCGTTCTGATTGCCTTTCGCCAGGGCTCGGATGATGTAGCCCCTTATCGCCTTATTCTTGCTGACTTCCTGCTCCTGCATTTCGTCCATAAAAGCCATAGCTTTTATTCCTCCTTTCCTTTGCTACCCGCGCCATAGAGCAGTTGGTCAAGCTTGTCTTCAACGCGGTTCATAATACGGATATAGTCTTCTCTCGTGACGTAGATAAGGGGGAGGTCTGCCTTGAGGTCGTTGAGCTTCTCCTCCACCTTCTCGATCTGCGACGCGTTTTTTCTGTCTGCCTCCTCGAGTGTGGTGAGTGTCTTCTTGATGAAAAACGTCAACGCTCCAACGACAAGGGTACAAAGCAGAGAGGCCGAGGCCCCGATGATGGTTGTTATTTGTACTGCATCCATGCGCTGCCTCCTTTACTCTCCGCCAGAGGCCAGAAGCTCGCCGTCCAGGGTGATATAGGGGTCTTCCTGTTTCACCTTACGGACTGCGTCCTCAATGCACTTGACAAGGTAATCGTCGAAGCTGCCGAGGTTCTTTGTGATGATAGCTTGCGCCTCCGGCGTGATTGCTGTCTTGACGTCGTCAAAGACTTGTTTTCCCAGAGCAAGCAGCTCCTCACGGCTTGCCGTTCCGCTCTTGACAGCGTCACGCAAAGCCTTTGCGGTGGTCTGCTCCATTGCGCCGACCGAGATAGAGGCAAGGCTCTCCACGTCGTCCAGGGCATTGTTGAGCAGTTTTCGGGTCGCGTCGTCCTCAATCTGTGACGTCTTAGCCTTCGCCATGTTGACACCGATGCGGATGTAATACATCGCATAAGCACCGAGCAGGGTGATGACTCCCAGAGCCACGTTGACCAGAACTTCGCTCGCCATTGTTTGAATTGCTTCCATGATGATGCGTCCTCCTTTTGGGTAAAAAATAAGAGTATGAACTAAAGTTCATACTCTTATCTTAATGCCTTTTCTGGGAAGTTAATATATGTAGCACTTCTGAGAAAAAAGGCGATATTCACTTGTGTTATTTGCTGCTTTCGGTCTCCGGCCCGGCGTCGATGTAGTCGAACAATTCCATTTGTCCCTCAAGACGTCCGGCTCCGCAAAGTTGCCGAACCCATCGCTCCGTGACGCCGTACCTCTTCGCGAGCTCAAGGTGGTTGTACCCGTTGAACTCCTCTTTGATCTGGGCGTCTCGGACGGGGCGAACGAGGCTTTCCGGCTTCGGGATGTAAAGCGTTGAGCCTCCGACTACCTCGGCAAGTTTGACAAAGTTCTCGGCTCCGATCGCCTCGGCGATCTCTCTGTAGTTCTCCGGGAGCATTTCGACCGTCAAGCTTTTGGATAGATCGTCCATGTCCTGCGCCCCCTTTCTTTACTCGGTCAGCTTTGCGAAAGTCTTTCCGAGGATGCCGAGAACCTCTCCGACTGTGATGTTCTCGCCGAGCTTTCCTTCCCAATACTCCGGCGAGTTAATGACTCCGGCTTCCGTGAGAGCCTTTAGTCCGTCCGTCTGCCATGCCGGGAAGGTCAGCTCGTCCGGCTCCTTCGGCGGTTCTGTTGGCGTCTGAGGCGTCTCCTGCGCGATGATCTTATTCAACAAGGAGAGAACCCCTTCGCCGTATCCCTTGCCGGGAACGGCCCATCCTTTGCCGTTGGGGTTATCGGCTGCGCCGAGCCACTCCACATAAGGAGCGGAGCCACGAGCCACGAGAGAGAAGCGTGGGTCGACACATTCATTCTTAAGTGCGCTTTCTGCTGCATAAGCCTTGAGGTGCTGCACTTGAGCGCGGACGCCAATACGAGGAGTCGGGAAGCTTGCCGCCTGTCCTTGGGCGTTGCCATTGAGAGCACCGATGCCCGCGTAGTTGTTTTGACTCGGGAGGACGATGCCGCCGTATTTGAAGAAGCCCGTCTCCTTGAGACTCTGAGCGAAGGCGACATCTCCACGAACGCCCTCGGCTCGTCCCTCTTCGATGAAGAGCTGCGCGAGTTCTTCCAGAGTGCAGCTTGTAAGCTGAGGAGAGGCGTTCTTGCTTCGGCAATAGAGAGCCATCTGAGCCGCCGTTGCCACGGGCTCGCCCATGATCTCGGTCTTGCTTTCCGGCTTTGCCTCCTGCTTGAAGTAAGCGGCAAGGATGTCGGCTTCGGCGACTGCCATCTTCTTGAGGTTGGCATCAACTGAGAGCCACTTCGTCGCCTTGGTGTTGGTGTGGAAGCTGTGCTCAATCAGCATGTAGAACGGAACGCCAACGGCGCGAGCTCCGCGAAGTACGCCGTAGTATTCGCCGCCCGCGTCGTTCTTGCGTGTCGCTGTGCGTCCAGCCTGGGCGGTTCCCATAAGATGCCCGATCATCTTCGCGAGGGAGAGGGCGAGCTCGTCGGCGTTGTTCTGGTTATCGTAGGCACGGTATACGACCGGGTAGTCGACGCTCTCCGTGCCGCAAGCGTTGGAGTGCAGTGAGATAAAGACATTACATCCCTTTGCCGCTGTGCCTCGGCTGTAGACGGTGAGGTCGGTGTTCTGGTCGGCTCTGGTGGTGATGACCTCGAAGCCGCGTTTCTCAAGTTCTGCTTTGAGGTATAGGTGGAGCTTCCAGTTCATCGCGCTCTCGAAGTAAGTCTTGACGACGGGGCTCTGGTTGTAGTTGCTGCCGACGTGCCCGGCATCGAGACAAATCTTAATGTTACTCATTGTCGTCATCTCCTTCCTCGTCGGGTGCGTGGAAGATCGGGTCTCCGTCAACCTCGTTCAGCTCCGGCTCCTGCGCCGGGGCGGTGTTGGCTTCCTGCTTGGGAGCCTTGTTCGTTTTGGTTTCTGCCATGATGTTATACCTCCTATAGCTTTCTGATCGGAAGGACGACCTTGTCGATGTACTCTCCGATCGTGTAAGTTGTTTGGTTCTTCTCTTCAAGTTCCTTCATGAACTTTTGGGTCTCAAGCGCAATCTTCAAAAGCTTGAGAACCCCGACTTGTTCAGCGTCAACCGTTCGCATGTCCGCCGATACCATGCAACCGATTGCCCTCTGTAAATAGAGGAGGCTTCCGTAAGTGTCCATCTCTCCCCATTCTTCAAGGACTTCCTTCGCGAACTTCTTGCGGTTGAGCTTCGGCTTATCCGGGGGAAGAACGCCTTCCTCTTGGAGCTGCTTCTTGACGCGGGCGTTAAGAGTCTTCTCGCGCTGCGTGAGCTTCTTTTTCTTAGGTGCTGCCATGCTCGGCCTCCTTCTGCTTCTCGCGGTCTACCATCTTCTTGAGGGCCTCAATGACCTTGAAGCATTGCGAAGGATTGAGCCATTCGATGCGGTCGACGTTACAAATGCGTTTGACGAAACCGTTAATTCTGCGGTTGTCGTTGTTCCATCCGAGTTCTTCACAGAGGGCGTATATCTTGTGACGCTGCTTCTCTGTGCGGGCGTCGCCGCCCTCGTCGGTGCGCTTGCTGCGCGTGTCTCTCTGGACGCCGTCCTTCATATTTTGCAGGACACGGGCGAGGGTATTGATCTCGCCCTGTGTAAGCTTCTTCATGGACTCCTTGCCCGTCTCTCGGAACACGACCGCGTGGAGGTCTTCCTCCGACAAGGCGAGCTCCGGCGACTTAGCAATCGCCCAGAGGGTACGGATGGAGGCGGGAGTCCTGCCTCCTGTGTTTCTTGCTGCTGCCATTCCTTCCACCTCCGTTTATACGGCGGAGCTTGTGCGCTCGACCTTGTCCTTAAAAACCTCATAGCCGAACTCGTCCTTTTGTTTCCAGGTCGCGCCGACCGCGTTGACTGTATCCTCTCCGTACTTGCGGAGATTGTCCTTGCTGATTTTCTCGTCGACAACGATGCAATCCGTCATCTGCCGAGCCTTAAGGCGGCGGACGATCTCGGCGACCTTCTCTTTTGCTTTAGGTATAGAGATAGATGTTGAGAGTCGGAACGATACCTCGCCATAGTTGAGAGGCTTTGTTTTCGCCTTGCCGAGCTCCTCCCGGTGGTCAGTAGCAAACTCCTTGATGTCTCGCTCAAGCTTCGCGATGCGGTCAGCGTGTGGCTTGCTTTCCTGCTCGGCGACCTTCTTCGCGCCGATGATCTGACGGTTCATCTCTGCCTCGATGTCTCCCAGTGTGAGCTCTGCCTCAGCGATCTCTCGGAGAGCTGCATCGACTTCCTCCCAGGACTTGATCGCCGGGGCTTCTGTAATTCGTTTTCTTGCCATGTCGCGGCTCCTTTCATTTCGGTTGTATAGTTAGGCTCGGAGTCAGTTTCCTCCTCGCCGTCATAGAGGACATAGTCCTTTGTGACCATCATGTAAACCCCAAGGGGTAGGGTGAAGAGTATCGCCGTAGCGTCGCGGTCTTCCGGCGTCTTGCCTGTGGAGGCAAGACGCCAGAATTGCGAAGGAGATCGCGACCATACCCAAACCCATGAGTCGTTGTTTTCTCATTTTCATTGTCCGCGCCCCTTCCTTAAAGCATCATCATAGAGGAAGCTTGCTCGATGTGTTTGAGGGTGATCGTCTCGCTGCCTGTCTCCTCGAGTATGCGGAACACATTCGAGAGGGTTCGGTCGAGTAGGCGGAAGCACCCGGTTTGCATATTGCAAGCACGAGCCTTGATTTCTGCCATTGCCTCGGGCTGCACGTCGTAGCCTTCGAGGTACTCTTCGACTTCCTTCTGAGAGAGACCTCGGAGGGTAGCGTAGAAGTCAACGCGGTTCGCCATACGAGCGAGGTAGGTCTTGATCGTTGCCTCAAGCTTCGGCTCTCCGGCGATTACCAGGCCGACGTCGCTCTGGTCGAAGATCGCCCGGAGTATCTCCATCTTCTTTGCGGTGTACTTGCTGACGAGCTTGTCGGCCTCGTCGATAATGAGAAGGTATCCCTTGTTCACATTGAAGAACTCGCGGATACCGTTGACCCTGCGCCAGATTGTGCCGTAGCCACTCGGCAAGCCGATAGACCGCTCAATCGCTTCCACAAGGTCGCGGCTGCTCATGGTGTCGTCACACTCGATATAGGCGACGCGTGGGAGCTTGGCGTACTGCTTGAGGGTGTGGGTCTTTCCGTAGCCGGAACGCCCGACCACGATGCCTAGCCCGATATACTCTTGACAGCTTTGACACACGCCGAGGACGGCGGTCGCGTCGCGGCTCTCGAAGAACTGCGGGCGGGTGGTTGCTTTCTGGTTGGAGGAGGCGGGTACTTCCACCTCTTCGCCTGTGCTCTGTGCCAGATACTCGGCGAGCTTTGCCTCAAGGCCGTTCGCGTTGCTGTCGTACTTGCCGGACAGATAACGGGACACGGCAGTTCTTGAATAGTTGACCTCTTTCGCGAGGGCTGCGATGCTCGTCTTTGTGGTGGAGAGATATTCGTTGAGCTTCTCCGCGAGGGTCTTGCTGTTGGTGTAAACGGCGTTCGCCGTTGCTGCTGTAACTTCCATTGTGTTTCCTCCTTATTCGTTCATCGCCCGTAAGCGAGCGAGTGCTGTTCCTGCTTTCTTTGCGAGGTATTCGTCCCCGGCTGCGGCCTTTTTCTTGCGAGGAGCTGCCGCCATCTCTGCGCGAAACTCCTTGTCGTTGGGGAGTGTGACAACCTTCGAGCTGCGTTCTGCCTTGATTGTGAGGTCGATCTTGCCCACGGCGTCGGACTGTCTGCCTTGTTCCAGTCGAGCCTCGTAAGGCATTTGAACGCCCTCGAGGAACTCCTCGACATCTCGCTTCTGCCGCTTCTGTTCCCGCATGTGCTTTTCAAGCGCAACCTGGGAACAGTGTTGACCGTAAGAGAGAACCTCGGCGGAAACCGCCTCGCATATCTTCCGGCCTTCCTTGTCGTAAACGTAAAGCTTGGTCACGTCGTCGATGTCCCACTTGACACCGACCTTTTGACCGATGTACTTGCCGAGCTCGCTGTCCGTATACATGACGCCGAACTTCTGAATACCGACGTTTCTCACAAGAGCGATGTCCGCCTTCATGAGAAGCATCGCCGCATATTCGCGGGGAGGAGCTGCCTTCATGTAGCGAGAGCCATTCTCGAAGAGCTCGATCGGAGTGACCCACTTCTCATGGTTTTCCTTGAGCCCTCGGTGCTCTCTGGTGTGGTACTTGGTATCCTTCCACGCGAGCCATAGATCGAAGAACTCTTCCATCGTGAGCAGCTCGCCGCGCTCAAGCATCTTGTCGATGTCCTTGTTCCGCTTGGCGTAGGTCTTCGACCCGGTAAGGGTTCCTGTGTAGCTCTCAAACCATTTCGAGAACTTGGAGCAGACCGTCGAGAAGAAGCGTTCGATTGACTTATCCCACGGCTGATATGGTAGGGAACGCCCGACCTCTTGGATGCCGATTGACTGGTAGAAGCCGATCGTCTCGGCGTCAAAGTCGAAGTCGATCTTTCGGTTCTTTCGGCTCTGCCCGGTCATGGTCTCGCCCGTGTAGTCCTTGCCGTTGTCGATGTGGAGTATCTTCGGGACGCCTCCCGGCTTGCTGTAGATCATCTTGACGAGGCTTTCCTTCAAGGTCTGGGAGTTGGCATCCACACAAAGCACGTCGCCGATGATCGTTCTTGTCTTGACGTCCATCCATGCGACAAGCTTCGGTCTGACTGCCTTGATCTTGCCGTTCGGCGCGGTGTACTGAACCCAAATATCGAAGGTGTGCTCGTCGCCGACGACGTACTCCATAACCTCAAGGGAGGCGGTCTCGCGTCGAGCCTTGACCATCATCTTGTTTTTCCATTCCCTCGTGCCGTTGGCTGCGAGGTATCGGGCACTCTCTGCGCCCGGTCTGTCCATAAGGTGTTTGATGTACCGGGCGACGGTCTTGATAGAGGGGTAGCTCTCCCAGGAGCGAGCCTCCGCGATCTCCTCAAACTTCTCAAAGAGCATCTCGATCGTGCCCAGGTTTGCCGCGAAGCTGCGGTCAAACCAAATGTTTTCAATGACGGCCTTCTGCTCGTCGGTGAGGCTTGGGAACGTGGCCTTCTCCTTGGGCTTCCGACAAAGAGCCAGTGCCCGGAAGTAGTCCCGGTTCTGTCCGTCCTCCTTCTCAAGCTTGAGGGCCCAGGCGTTAGCCTCGAGGATGCTCCCGACGTATCGGTAAAGAGTCGGGAGGCTGACACCCAGAGCCAGAGCATACCGTTCGGCGTATGCCGTGCGGTCTTCGCCTTCGTAGTCGACGAAGCTCTGCACCTTGCCCGCGAGCTCGATCGCTTCGTAGTATTGCTTCTTGCGGCTTTCGATAAAGTGGTTGAGGTCTGCCTCAACGTACCAGGGAGCCGCGTCTGTTCGCTGTTCTATGATGACATCCCTCCCGTCTACCTTTTGCTTTGCCTTGTGTGCCTTCCTCGCCTTGGAGGAGAGAGAGGCGACAGAGACCATAACTTGCTCCTTGCCGCCACCCTCGCGGGCCTGTGTTTTTGTTTTGAACGCTCCGGGGTTGCGGGCTATTCGTTGGGCGAAAGTCTTGTAAACGACTCCCTCAAGCTCTGCGGCCTCCTTGAGCGTGATATAGATTTCCGGCACTTCTGTCCCTCCCTTCTGCTGTTCATGCTGCGATTGCTCTTTCGACCTTGCGCGGGTCGAGTTCGAGGGTCGCGACGATCAGCGGGAGATACTTCTCGCCGGAGCGGACGCCATAGAGGATATAGCTGAGATACTGCGGCGACGTCCCGATCTCGTCGGCGAGTTGGGTCTTCGTCATGTCCTTGTCGGTTAGGGCTTTGACAACCAGTTTCCCGAACTTGGTGAGTTTGCTGTTCGCGTTCATCGCGCTCCTCCTTTCTCTGCGTTGTGGTTCTTAGATTTACTTCCGGGTGCGCCGTCCGTTCCAAAGCTCCGCGACGATCGCAACGACCGCCACACCACCGAGCAGGAAAAGAGGGTTCAAGCGGAGAGCCAAACAAGTGGCTCCGATGCCGAGGGCTGCGGTTCCTGTTATCCCGATGCCGAGCAGAAGGGCAAAGAAGCGGTCGGTCGTGTTTCTGGTGAAGCGGACGACGACTCGTTTCCGGCGTTCACGCTTCGGCCCTTTCTCAATTTCCTTGAGAATACGATCACAGTAACGCACGGTATTCGCTGAGTCCTCGAAGTCCTTCTCCATTCCCGGCACTGCCTTGAATGGGTTCTTAGCCTGTCCGCAAGCTCGCTTGTTGACCAGGGCGTCGCGCTTGATCTTGTGGATGTAGGCGACGGCTTCTTCCTTCTCTCGAAGCCCCCGGAAGAACTCCGGGAGATTGCTTGTCTTTTCTGTCATGCTGCTGCACTTCCTTTCTTGTCCCCGTAGCCGTATAATGGAAGTGCAATCCAAAACGGAAGGGGGTGTAAATGTGGACGATGTTATTAGAATTGATACCGGGAACCCATACGCTGACTTGACTATTGAGCAAAGACTTTCTCAGCTCCCGGAGTTCTGGGCGTTGGTCGCCTATCTCGAGGCGAAGGGTGTTCTTGATCGCAAGGAGTTCTATGACTGCTTAAATCAAAAGTGCTTGCAGCATGTCACAACTGCGAACATTCTCAAACGGGACTCGCAAGATGATTGAGCATCTCGCGGCTGTCACGAGCAATACGTTTCGCTATCTCAAGCTCTACCTCTGAAACATTCGCCGAGTGCGAAGCTTCACGGAATACAGTTACCGACTTCGGGGTCGCCTCTTCTACAGGCGGCTCCGTTTTCTTTTGTGCTCCCGCCTTCAAAGCGCAAGCGGTACAGGCTGCGCGGAGGTTCGGCTCTGCTGCCATCGCCTCGCGAGCGATCGGGCTCTCCCAACATTCAGCCCCGCATACAGGGCAAGAGGTCAGCTTCCAGTCCTCGCTCTTGGGGTTCGGGACATTGCTTCGGAGCGGCATCGTGAGGATGCCTCCGTCCCCCGGCTTATGGGGCGTGATGATCTGTCCCGCTCTGCGCTTCCTGCGGTACTCCTCGACGGCGTAGTTCTTCATCCACATTTTGAATAACTCGTGTTGATGCTTGTAGAGTTCAGCCTCCAACGTGCGGCGGGCGAGCCCGGTCACGCGGTCGATCTGTTCGTCCAGGTCAAGGCACATCTCGAAGATGTTGCGATAGAGCATACAGTCGTTAGACGGGCACTCCGCCATAAGCTCGAGGCCGAGCTCAAAGGTCTTGCGTGTGGGTGCGCCGTCCGGCGAGTGAACGAAGTCCGCTCCCGGCTGCGGTTTGAATGCGTCCGGCTTGACGAAGCAATCCTCCTCTTCGATAAGGCCGAGCCGCTCAAGGGCGACCATAAAGCCGTAAAGCTCGTGCGCTGCGGTGCGGGGGTCGATGTCGGAATAGTGACGGCTCTTGACCTGGGTCTCAAGCTGCGACTTCCATCCGGCGATCATGAGCTGAGGCTCGACGGTGTCCTCCTCGGTCGCGTCGTCGGTCTCCTTGATGACGGTATAAGTAGCGGAGGGCTCGTCCACTTCAAGCTCGGACTCAAGGCCGCGAGCCTGTTCGATTGCTTCTTCCAAAGTCTCCGCGCCGTCGTACTCCATAACGGAGCGGTCGACGTCAAGGCATCCGGTGTAAAGCTCGGCGTCGATAACGCCGTAGTTACCCAGGGCGGTATCTGCCCACTCGCGAAGCTCGCGATCATTAAACTTAACAACGAGGTATCCGTTGATCTTCTTGATTTTTCTCATAGCTGCTATTCCTTCCTTTCTTCTGCCCGGTTAGGCGATCGTCGCGGGGACGACTCGAATTGTATCGGTGTGCTTGTGGAGGATGACGAGCTCTCCGTTTTGCTTCTGCTTAACGACGAGCCAGTTCTCCGGCGAGAGACCCGCTTGTCCGAGTCTGATCTTCTGTTTCCTGGTCGGCTTTTTTCCGTGACGCATGGCCTTTTTCCTCCTTTTGGATATATCTTTTCGTACTCGGTTGTGGTATGCTTTGTATGATTTAATTTTTAATCTACTTTCATTATAGTAGCCTATTCACTAATTGTCAACATTTATTTTAGCCTAATCACTATTTTAGGAGGTTAATCACTATGAATTTGTTCGAGAGAGTTCAGAAACTAATCAAAGAAAAAGGTCTTACAGTTAAACAGGTTGAGCGCGATTGCGGCCTTGCAAACGCAACTATTCGTCGTTGGGAGACGCAAACCCCTAACATAGAGAGCGTTAACAAAGTAGCCCAAACACTACATGTAAGCATTGACTACCTCGTGAACGGAAGTAGCCTAAACGCTACCACCACCCGCCCGCTATGCGACGGCGAGCCACTGTCCGAAGCCGAGGCCGATCTGGTCGCGATGTACCGCCTTATCAGTGCCGAAGATAGGAAGACGATCTTCGACTTGACCACGCTCAAATACGAGCAATCGACAGGGGAAAGGGGCTCTGTTTACTCAACGTATACCGACACCAACGAGCCGCCAAAAAACGGCTCCAATGGTGAGCCTAAATCCCACCACGAAGCCGTCTAATTTTTTTGTGCCTGTATGATTAAAAACTTAATCTATTTTGTGTAGAATTGAAAAGCCTCTAAGCGAGGGGCATCAAATGGGCGTATAACGCCAGAAACCCCCGTGAATAGGGCAATTCTACATGATCTACATACTTTTCCGAAAATGTAGAATTGCTCGCCGCCTGTTTTGCCTAGGTTGCCGGGCTTGTTTGCTGTGCCTGTCTCGGGGTCAGTAACGCCCGAGTAACGCGCCCGCGCCGCTGATCGCCGTCGTGAACCCCTGTTTTGTAGGGGTAAGCGTTACATTTCTCACGTTTTAACGCCTCGTTATCACGCTCCGCCGTCTTGCCAAACCGCCCCCGCTCTGCTATACTATCATCAAGGGCCGCGATGCCCGTCCTCATGGTTGCGCTGCTGTGACTTCCGGGACGGTGTTTCGTGGCTCTTCCTGCGTCTAAAGCCTTATTTCAAGCGGTTTTCCACGGTTAGAGCATACTTTTCCACATGCGCCCGCTCGCGGCTGCTGACGGCTTGCTCCTGCGCCCAGGCATGAAAAAAGGACGCCGATCTCCTCGACGCCCATTGTCTCAAGTTTGTTGATAACGTGCGGGCCTATCCCGCCTCAAATACTGCCTTATCCCGCGTAAACACTGGGTTTTCTCGCGTTCTCCCGTTCTGTCCCGCCTTATCTCGTCTTTCTCAAATACGTTGTCTCCTCACAGAAA